TCAATTGTTCCTGAAGCACCATCTAAACTTAAATTTGTAACAGTTGTTTGTGTACCACCTAAACTAATTGTGTCATCACCTAAAGTAATTGAACTATTTGATAATGATGAGTTGCCAATATTTGACAATGTGTTGGATGAACCTGAAATTGTTTTATTTGTTAAAGTATCAGTTGATGTTTCTGTAACAACTGTGCCATCTATAGCAATTTGAATTTCGTTAGCACCAACGGATGTAGTAATACCATTTGAACCAATAAATTGTAATTTTTCACCAAGACTAACGGTATCTTGTGTTGAACTTGTATCTTCAATTGTAAATGATGAGTTTGCTAAATTAGCATTTGTAATACCAGCAGAGCCAGATAAATTTGAATTTGTTAAACCTGTTATTGTATTTGAACCAGCTGCTAATGTTTTATTTGTTAAAACCTCTGTGCCGGCTAATGTTGCAAAACTACCGTCTGTTAATGCTGTATTAAATTGTGCTGTGGTACCTGATACGGTATTTGAACCAAGAGCAATAGTTTTATTTGTAAGTGTAGCAGTACCGTCAGTAGTTACAACTGCTGATGTATCTAAACTAATTGTTAAATCATTACCTGATATTGCTGTATCTACAGCAGTACCACCTAAAATTCTTAATACTTCACCGTTTGCTGAAATTATTGCTTCAGTTGAGCTGTCGTCTTGTAGTCTCCAAGTACCATCAACGGTTGTGCCGTTTCCTATGGCTGCGTAAATTTCATCAAAGTTATCATTGATTTTACCAGCACCAGCACGGAGATTATCACCCGTTCCGTCATTAGGATTAGTACCTCTTAAAATTGTTTTTTTTGCCATTAATTACTACCTTACTCTATATTTATACCGATTTTACGGCGTTGTATCGTCAAATGTTAAAGTACCGCTATCAAATTTTGTTAATGTATTACTAAACAAGTCGGCGTTAGAAACTG